TAGTTCCAAAGAAATTCATGGAAATCAGTTCTTGATAACCTTTTTTGAAAATACGAACAGAGCCGGGATATTTCTTTTGAACAGATTTTTCAATACGAACATCTTCTAAAACATTTAATACTGAAAATTCTATATTTTCTTTTTCCGCTTGTTCTAATTGTTCTAGTGGTGTTTCTAGGGCATGACCTACTTCGTGGATAGTCATTAACTCTTGAATTGGTTTAGACATTTCTTTCCAAATAGGAAGTGAAAGTACACGATTTTTAACATCAAACGATGCTGTAGATTGATTTTTGTTTTGTACAAAAATATCTTCTTCAGCAAGTAGTTTTGCAATGGTAGATAAGTCTCTCATAACTTTTCTCTCTTTTTTTATTCTATGTTACCATTATACACAATAAACAAAGCAAAGTCAAGGGCTTTTGAGATTTATTTTAAAATAAATTTGTGATTACTATCACGATTTTACATGAAATCCATAAGTGGTGAAGTTGTTTTTATTCGTGATTCGCAAATCTTAAAGTATTCTTCGTCTTTTTCAATACCTATAAAATCAAACCCCTCGTCTTTTGCAGCCATTCCTGTAGAACCACTTCCCATAAATGGGTCAAGAACTATACCACCTTTTGGTGTTACAAGTCGGCATAGGTATTTCATCAACTCAACAGGTTTAACTGTTGGGTGGGTGTTCAATCTCATTGATACTTTATTATGTTTAGTTCCATCACCATCAGCAGCAAAATCTAAATTTCCTCTTTTTAGTTCTGCTTTTGCTTGGTTACCCCACGCTATAGGTTTTGCAGTAAAGTTCTCTAGTCCTCTGTGTCTTTCTGACTTAGAAGTTTTTGGGCAATAAAAGAATCTTGCAGCTGAACCCTCCTCTGTTACAAACCAACTTTTTTCCTCTTGATTTGGTATGTTATCAATAAACTCACCACCACTTCTTTTATAACTCATATGTCTAGTATTCTTGTTGTTAGGAAATTCGTTTACAATTACATCACTTCCATCATGCATGACATTTGCTGGAAATCTACCTCTTGGGTCTGCATCTGCATATTCTGTTCCCTCTGCTTTCATACCAGAGTTTCCATCTGTCCAGACTCCATCTTCACTTCTAGATTTACGAACTACCTTTTTTCTTTCTGCATTTTCTGTTTGACCAAAACTTAATTTGTCAATACCAATTGCTTCTTTTGATTTTGCACCAACATCTTTAAAATCTGGATTTGTATCTGGATACTTTGCATCATTACCCTCTATTCTACAACCATCAATGTTAATTGCACCAGTGCCATGTTTTAATACGTTATCTACAATAGACTTTTCTGATAGAGGTTTTCTCGCCATTACGATAGGTTCGTGTGCTGGTTTGAGTGCAGTTCCCCAACCCTCGTATTCATTCATTATTTCTCTATATTCATAATCACCTCTGTCTGTGTTAAGATGATTCCAACCACTTTTCTGTCCAATGTCAGATGATGTAACTTTGCGTGTACCAATCACATCTCCTTGAACACCATTCTTTTTATCTATCGCCTTACCAATATTCAAACTCTTTGGAAATCCACTTCCATATAACCACATCATCTGGTCACGAATTTCAAATCCAGCATCTTCTATTGCAACTGCCATTCTGTGATAATTACGAGAAGCAGAAAATCCAAGTAGATAGCCGCCTGGCTTCAGAAGTTTCAATGCAAGTTCCCAAGTTTTTGGATTGAACGCAATACCTGTTGAATCCCAACTCTTACCCATGAATCCAAGTTCGTATGGTGGGTCGGTAACAACTGAATCCACTTGTACACCATCATCAATTAGTTTCTGCATTTCTTTAATGCAATCTCCGTTAATCAGTAACATTATTTATTCCTTTATATGGCTAAAATTTTTCTCTTTAATAAATTTAATTGTGCTTCTAAATTTATCAGCAAGTGCATCTTGTTTGTGTGATATTACAAATACATTTTCATCATTCAGAGTTCCCAATATTTTTAGAAACTCATCTGTTCCTGTTCCATCAAGTGAACTATCGAATATCTCATCTAAGATAAGTAGATTTGTATTCGTTGAATTTTTCATCTTTGCAATAGCTCTCCAAGTAAAGAGTAGTGCAAGGTCAATTCTCATTTTCTCACCTTCACTAAATGATGCATAAGAAAACTCATCACGATGTCTTGACTTTATTGTTTCTTCAAAGTTTTCATCTAGTGTAAAGTTAACATAAAATTCCATTGATGTTAGATACTTGTTAATCAACTTATTCATAACTGGCAGATATTGTTTAATGATTTTAGTCTTAATGCCAGTATCCATCAACATACTTTTTGATGCTTCAAAATAAGTTTTATCTTCTTTTAGTTCAGTCCTGCGATTACCAATCACTTTTACATTTTTATTTAATTCTTCAAGTTTATCGAGGTCTGATTGACCAACACCATCTTTGACAAAGTGTTCAATCTCTGTTTGAAGTTTAGCATTAAACTTTTCTAGTTCTACAATAGATTGTTGTATTGTTGCAAGTTTAACAGAGTTACTTCTAATATCACTAGTAATGTTTTTAATCTCATTTGTTCTATTAGAAGCTTTGGTTAATTCTTCTTTTAATTTACCCATACCAAATTGTAGTTCTTCAATATCAGACCTTTTAGATGTGACAATACCTTCTTTAAAAACTTCATCAATATGTTGTTGACAGGTAGGGCAGTCTTCATTAGTTTCAAAGAACTCAATCATTTCCGAATGTGATTTGTGTTTTTCATTTAGTGTAGCTTTTATTTCTTTTAGTTTAGAAAGTTTAGTTTCAGCAGAAGCCTTATCTGATATTGTTTTTAATAATTTTTCATCTAAAAGTTGCAAATCAGTTTTTTCTTTATTTCTCTTAAATATTTCTTCTTCATTGTTGTTAATCAAATCTTGTTTTTGTTTGATAATCTTATCTTTATTGTCTTGTAAATCAGATATAAGATTTTCTTGTAAACTGACCTTTTCTGTTTCTAAGTTAAATTGATATTCAATATCACGAATATCATCAAACACAGTTTTTAGTTTTTGTTTTAGAATCATATTCATTGTGGAGAAGATTTGTATGTCAAGTATTTCCTCAACAACTTCTCTACGATGTCTAGCCTTTAATTGCATAAATGGTATAAATGTTGAACTACCGAGAATAACTACCTGTGTGAAAGAACCATAGTTTAGTTTTAGAATCTGTTGTTCTAAAATCTTCTGGTAATCACGAGCATTTGCTTCTTGGTTAATCATTTTACCATTCTTGTAAATCTCAAATTTATTTGGTTTAATACCACGAATAACTTTGTATTTTATTGAACCAATAGAAAACTCAACTTCTACAATTGCAGCTGAATTGTTGATAGAGTTTACCAATTGATTTTTACTAATAGAACGAAATGGTTTACCAAATAATCCAAAACATAATGCATCAAGGACAGTAGATTTTCCTGCACCATTTTCACCAATGATAAGTGTTGTTGGGTTTCTATCTAATTGTATTTCTGTAAATTGATTGCCAGTGCTTAAGAAATTCTTAAATCTCACATACTTAAAATTAATCATATTTGTAGGTCTTGAGCTTCCATATAAATTTGTCTCTGTAAATTTTTAAGTCTTCCTTTGTCTAAAGAAGTTTCTATATCATCAATATACAGATTTAAAATTGTCATTGTATCTTGTGTGTTTTCAACAATATCGTCTGATACTGTATTTGCGTCTAAGTCTGAAAAGTCCTCTATGACTTTGACTTCATAGCAATCTGCTCGAAGCAACTTATCAACAAATTGGTCAAACTGATACAAATCTTTTTTGTTAACAACAATAACTTTAACATAGTTGTCTTTGTATTGAGTAATATCGTGGTCTTTGTAATTAGTAGTGATATCATCATAATATATTTTCTTATATATTGTTAGAGGATTTACGATACGATCTAGTTGCCGTGTTTCAGTATCAAAGATATGAAATCCTTTTTTATCTCCACAATCATTCCAATAAATCTCATATGGATTACCGAGATAATAAATATGACCATCATCAGATTTAATGTGGAAATGACCACTAAAAACTGTATCAAACTTTCTAAACAAATCCTTAGCATATCCATTTTCGCAATGTACTCCTTTAATCATTTCAAAACCTTGAACTTCAAGGTGGCCCATTAAAATGTCTGCTTTTGATTTATCCATAGCAGACATAGTTTTAGCGTGATTAGACGCATTAATCCATGGCACTAACATAACAGGTAATCCATCAAGTTCAATTTCTTTTGCTTCTGGATAGATATGCACATTATCATATCTTGTGCCAATCAGTTCTGTTATTGAGTTTACTTCATTAGTATTTTTAAAATAGGTATCGTGGTTTCCAACAAGAATATGAAGCTGAATACCTAAGTCCGAAAATGGTTTGATAAACCTTTCTCTAAAATTCTTTGCAGTTCTATATGAAACAAACTTGCGTCTATCCATAATGTCGCCTAAGTGGAGGCAGTGTGTAATATTATTTTCTTTTAGATATGGAAAAAAATGTTCTTCATAAAATTTAAAAAAGTATTCACTAAAATTTTGATTATCATTTCTTGCACCAAAATGAGTATCGGTTATAATTGCTACTCGCACTTATCATTCTCCATAAAGTTTTCTAATCCTTTAGGTAATTTTTCTACAGCGTCTTTCTTTTTGGGTTTATACACAGCTTCGTCAGGCACCATTATGTGTGGGTCAAACCCACCCTCAATAGGATATATTGTATCGTCACCTTCATTATTAACACTCTGTATAAACTCTTGTGATTGA